CGATCCTCTTGCTATGAATGAAACATCAGGTGCCGGGCCTGGTGGACCGGCTGGCGGCTTACATGCCGATGGCGCGGCGGTGTTCGGCCATGCGATCGACGCCGCCCACGAGTTCGATGCCGTTAAGCAGGTCGATCTCCATGAGCACCTCGCCATTGAGCGTTTCTTTGTAGTAGACGCACTTGGTGGTAATGGTCTTGTTGGAGTCTTCGCCGGTTTTGTATTCGCCGGTGTCGATCTCCGCATGGCGGCCGCGCACAACGATTTCCAGCGCGTTAACAGCGGCGGCGTCATCGCGCTGCACGGATCCGACGAACCGCAGCATGACGCCGCCGACTTCAGCGATACCCATTTGCTTGATGACTTGTGCGGCATAGCCGCCCACCACCCATTCCACGTCCAGCGCGTCGTCTTCCAGACCATGGTCAATGTGCACCGCGCCGTGCATGCCGCCGCCACGAAAGGCTTCGAGTTTTCGGGCCAGCTTGGGGCGGGTGAACGATTCGGATTCGCCGATGTAGGTCTGGCCTTCGTTGAAGAAATTCAGGTGTTTGATCTTGGCCGGTAGTGCCATGGTGATCTCCGGTTGTCAGTCATGATGTCGGCCCGAATTTCTCGGGCCAGGCGTGTTTAAGCGGTGACCCGTTGCGCGAAATCCAGCAGGTATCTGTCTGTGATGCGCTGTTGGAACACCAGGTTTTCCAGCGGGGGAACCGGGGTGTAGTCGTAGTCGATGTAGAGCTTCCCGTCCTTGAGGGTGTCCTTGGTGTTGATGGTCTCGTCATACCAGGCACTGGCATCGATGATGCAACCCAGCCCCTTCAACTCCCGGAACTTGGCATTGATCGATTCGATGATGTCGCGCACCAGCGTGGGGTGAAGCGGTTTGTCCACCGCCCACAACATGGCATCGGCAATGCTGTCGGCCAGCACCTGCGCCGTGCGGGTAGCCGATTCAAACGCGAACAGGGGCTCATCGCTACAGGTGCGGTTGCCCCAGAACCGGTAGCCGTTGGCGCGGATCAGGGTGGTCACTTCGTGGCTGTTGAGATATCCGGCATCGGTGGCGGGATTCTGCAAATCCCAGTAGATGTCTTTGGTCAGCCCGGTGACACCGCCGACGGCCACATTGGACAGGGTTTTGTGCCAGCCGATGGTCTGGTCAATCTTGGCGCGCAGGCCCACGGCGCGGGCGGTGGCATAGGCGGGCTGCACGCTGTTGGTGGCGGTATCCCAGGCGGTGAAATCCGGCCAGATCAGCATCAGCTCACGCGCGCCAAACTGATCCCGGTACAGCGCGGCGGCTTCCTTGGTATCGCCCTGGGCGCGGACGTAGGCCATCGCGCGCAGTTTGCCCGCCAGTACCGCCAGCGCCTGCGCCACCGGCTCGCTATCAAGGCCCGGCGCGGCGAGGATGCGCGGCTTGACGCCGAGCACGGCTTCCGCCGAGAGCAGGGCATTGAGGCCGGTATACGCGCCGCCATCGGTGCCGCCGATCACGTGGCTGGTGGTGGCGTCAGCATCCACGCCTTCGGCCACGCGGACAATGACGGTGAGGGGATCGGACTGGTCGGCAATGGCCTTCAAGGTGGGCAACAGGGTGCCGGTTTTGCCCGCCTTGCTCATGGCCTCACTCAGGCGGGTAAACAGCACCGGGCGGTTCAGCGGAAAGGTGGCCGCATCGGCATCGGGGGCGGTGCACACGATGCCGACAATGGCGGTGGACACGGTGCGGATGGTGCGGGTGCCGTCGTTGATTTCAATGACGCGCACGCCGTGATGGAATTGGGTGGTCATGGGGGCCTCGCGGGGTCAGGGGTGGAACAACAGGGGGATGGTCAGGTGCGTGTTGCCGGGTGTGGAATGGCGGATGCGGGCGGTCAGTTCCAGGCTGGCGCGTCCGGGCGTGGAGTCGGGGGTGATGGCCATGCGGATGAGGGTGATGCGCGGCTCCCAACGCTGTAATGCGGTGGCCATCGCGCCGTACATGCGCACGATGCCCGCGCCGTTGTGCGGCTGATCGATCAGTGCGGGCAACTCGGAGCCGTAATCACGGCGCATCAGCCGGGTGCCGATGGGGGTGGTCAGGATGTCGGCCACCGACTGCACCAGGTGCGCGGTGCCGGTCAGCGGTTGGCCGGTGCGGGCGTGCATACCGTGCATGTCACCACCACCGGATGACATGCAACAACAAAGCAAGCCCAGCACAAGTCGCAAAAATCAACCCGGCTACGGCCAGAATTTTTCCAACACGTCCGGCATCGTGTGCATTCATGGTTCCAGTCACGCTCACATCAGTTTTTTGCGTATGCTTATGCATGCGCGGCTCCTTACTCTCCTAAGGGGTTGGTGAAGAAAGCCTCAATCGTTCTCAGCGGTTGGGGCTTTCGTTTGTGGCGCTAGCGCCCGCCGAGTTGCTTGAACAGTTCAACCCAGGCCGCAATACCTGCGCCGGCAAACCAGAACAATGCCGAGTACAGCACCCAGAGCACGGTCTTCCCGGCGCGCTTGTTCAATTGCTTTTCATCCTCGGTTTGGGTGTCAGAAGCCGGTTCGGTGTTGGTATTCATGATGTTCTCGGTGGTGGGGAAGGGCGGGGTATCTCAGCCGTATCTCAAGATGCAATACAACGCTGGGGTCAGCGCCAGTGCCACAATCGCCACGCCAACGCAGCCGCGCAGGAACGGTGAAAATTCACCGCTGAGTTCAACGCCGTCTTGCTGATTCATGCGAAATATTCCCTTGGTATACTTCTTCAATGTCTTCTCCTTGGGGTGAACAAGGGGTGGATCCAGAACGCCTCAGCCGTTTGCAGCGGTTGGGGCGTTCGCTTATGTGTCGGCTACCACCAGCGCAGCCAGTGCAGCACCTTGCCCGCCGCCAACAGCAGACCAGCCAGTCCGGTGTACTTGACGGCCAGCAGGGCGACGCGGGCGTACATTTTTCCCACGATGGCGGAATCTTCCGAGTTCATTTTTCCGGTCACTTTTACATCGGTTTTTTGCGTATGCTTGTGCATGCGCGACTCCTTAATTGCTCTAAGGGGTTGGTGAAGAACGCCTCGACTGTTTCCGCAGCCGGGGCGTTCGCTTATGTGTCGGCTACCACCAGCGGATGACGTAAATCAGGCCAAGCAGCCAGATGGCGAGAAAGCGCCCTGTGGAAATTTTTTTTGACATGTGCCAAATCTCATGAAAAGCCTTGATAAAATCGGTCACGCATGGCTCCTTAGTCTCGATAAGGGGTGGATGTAGAACGCCTCGGCTGTTGTCGCAGCCGTGGCGTTCGCTTGTGTGGAGCCAGTAAAACCGGGGGGGCGGCAAAAGGCCAGCAGTTCATTGTGTAAAACGGGGTTTTACACAATGAAGTTTTGCCCCGTTTACAGGGGCGGGCCGCTGCTGTCGGGGCCGCTCTGGACGCCGGTGTGGGCGTGCCCGTGCAGGCTGACGCTGCCGCTGGTGATCTGCGGGGCAGTGATGGCCTGGGCGGTGATGGTCTGGCTGACGTTCAAATCGCCATCAATGGCGGTATTGCCATTGATCGTGGTCTGGCCGTTGATGACGGTCTGGCCGTTCACGGTCAAGGGGCCATTGAGGGTGATGCCGCCGCTGGCGGTCACGGTGGCGGTGCCGCCGCCCGGAAGAACGGCGCTGAGGGCATGGGCGGCGTGGTCATACTGCACCCGTGCGCCGTCAGGGTAGACGGTGAGATGGATGTTGGCCGCGCTGGACGGCGGCGGAAAGGCATCGCAATACAGCCCGCGTACCACCACCGCCCCGGTCAGGACGCCTTCGGGGCTGAGGATGATGACCTGCTCGCCGATAACCGGCGCGCTCCATTCGATGGTCTGCCCGGCACGCGGGGTCAGCCAGGGCAGCCAGTCGGTGTGATTGCCGTCGGTCTGCACCCGGCAGCGCGCCCGCCCGTGATCGACATCAAGCACGGTTCCAAGGCGCACAAGGTTGGACAGGCGGCGGCGGGTTTCGTACAGGCCGGGCATGGCGTCACTCGTGACCCGACCACGGTTTGCCGCGATCCGGTTCAATGGATTTTTGGCAGTGGTCGGGGTCGAGTTTGCCGAGGATGCGGCAGAACCAGCGGCATAAGCGGCAGGTGTCGGTTTGTTTGCCCAGGCGGCTTGAGAGGGTTTCATCCGGGTCGCCGCCGAACAACGTGTTGATGAGTTGATCGAGGGAGATCAGCAGATTCCAGACATAGCGGCGGATGCGTTTCATGGCCGCTCTTCGTCCAGCACCGGCGTATCCAGAATCTCCGCTGCGCGGCCTTGGGCCAGCAGCTCACCCGCTTCCATTTGCTGGACGCTGGCAATGACCACCGGGTTATCCAGATCGGTGAACTGAGCTTTTTTGGCGCGTTCTTGCGAGACGCGCAGGGCGGCAGCCATGGCGCGTTGTTCCATCGTGGCGGTGGGGTCATCCATCCCTGCCATCTCGATGGCCACGCGCTCTTCCAGCGTGAAACGCATGTCAAAGGCGTAATTGGTGATGATGCGGTTTTGCGGGACGGGTTCTGGTTCGGATTCTGGCGATTCGGGCGCAGTAAAACCAGCATCATCGTCATACTGCCAGCCGATACCGGGGCGAGGTTCTACGTCTGTAATGTCGATGCCGTTGTCCCAGCCTTCCGGGCCGGTGTCAATGATGTTGACGACGATGTCATTCTCAATCAGTGCAAATTGTTTCATTGGTTATTCCTCCCAAGTGATGATGCAGATGCCGGAGCCTCCATTGCCGGGTTTGTTTACTAAATACCCCCCGGCACCTCCACCTCCGCTATTGGCAGGTGCCGATACCATGCTGACAGCACTGGATGAATGGCACGAAGTTCCGCCTGCACCGCCGCCCGCCCCAGCAAATATGTGGACGCTCGCAGCCGAGTTATTATTAGAAGTAATCACCATGCTTCCACCTGACTGGCCAGGCTGCCCGCCTTCCCCACCGGCTTGGCCACCAGCGAAAACACTTCCCTGACGTCCACCTTTTCCGCCAGTAGCGGCAACCAAGTCGCCAAAGCTCGTTGTCCCACCATCACCGCCTGGAGTTGCGCCAGTGTGCGTATTGCCCAAACCATCTTGCCAACTGCCCGAAGATACTCCTGCGCCACCGCCAGACCCGATAGTGACTTCGACCGGCCCGGCGACCGTCACAATCCGTGTAATGTCTGCACCTGAACCACCCCCAGCACCGGGATAGCTCATAAATCCATTGTTATGGGATGTCATGTATCCCCCACCCCCTCCTGCTCCGACACAACGCACTTCCACCACACCGCCAGCGGCGAGCAGTCCCGGCGATGGCGTAAAAATCCCGGACACGGTAAACACCTGTTGTTTTTTGACCCGCAGGGCTTGGGTGATATATCGGCCCATTATGGATTCTCCTCAAAGCCATGCGCGCGAGCGGAAATACCGTCGGCATTGGCGCTGACTGTCAGGGTTTCACCTGCCGACATGGCCAGCCCGGTGCGTTCCAATAATCCGCGTGGCGGAATCAGGCTGTCGTATTCCAGATAATCGGCATCGGTCAAGGTGCCGGTATGGAGGGCGATACGCACGTTGACGGCATCGGCACTGCGGTTGCATA